TTAAAAAAATGATTAAAGGATATGAAGGTAAGGGAATACCTGGCAAACCAGGTCAACCGTATCAAGATAGTAAAAAATTATGGACCGTGGGTTATGGTCATTTGATAGGAAATGGAACAACTGGTCCAGGAGAGTATGAAGGTAGAACTTTGAGTGAAGAAGAAATGGATGCATTATTTGAAGAAGATTTTGCAAAACACGTGAAAATGGCTGAAAAGGCACCTGGTTGGAATATGGCTAATGAATCTGGTAAAGGTGCTATGATAGATTTGACGTATAATATGGGTCCAGGGTGGTATATTAAATTTAAAGCAGCTGCTCGGGCATTAAAAGAAGGCGATTTTGCTAGAGCTGCAGCTGAATTATTATATAAAGATGCATCTGATCCTAGTAAAGGACCGAGCGGATATTCACAAGATGTAGGGAAAAGAGCTCAACTAACCGCAGGTCTCTTGGCAGCTGGAAAAGCCTCTGGAGATCAGTTAGGTGGAAATGCAGTCGCTGAAACTCCTGCTGGAATAGGAGATCAAATAAGTCCTAAACCAAAACCCGAGACTACTGCATCTCCTTCAGTAGTAGTAGTAGTTCCTCCTGCATCGCCTACTGGAGGAAATGCAGGAGGGAAAAAGCTAGTATCTAAGCCAGACCCAAACCAAGTACAACAAATGTATGCACAAGGTCTGGGTATGCCAGGAACTGCTTAGTCTTCAGCTAGCTTCTTAAAGAAATCAAGACCATCATCGTCTTCTGAAGTATCAGAACTCTTATATTCTGTAGAATTAAGACTCTTAGGTTCATCAAACTTCATCTCTTCAGCTTTAGCAGTCTTAGGTGCTTGTTCTTCAAAGGCATTCTTATCCCAACCAAGAACGCGATGTAGACGTGCCTTGAGTTCAGCATAAGACTTAAATTGGGAAGGATCCAAGAAAGGATGCAGAAGGTGAATCTTGTTCAACACATCATCATACTTCTCTTCTTCGGTGAACAAGGGCGCAACTGGATCAAACTCTGACTTATCATAGTTGCGATAGCCTTCGACCTGACGAATCTTCATCTTGAAGTTAGCGCCTTCGACCAAGTCAAATGGATTGATAGGCTCTTCGTCCTGAAATTGAGGAGTCATCAAGTCATTGATCTTATCGAAGATCTTCTTACCAAACTGAAAGAGAAAGACCTTGCCTTCGTTCTGAGGATTGGAAGGATCTTTGACTACATAGATGTTAGACACATAATGTAGACGACGCTTTTGCTTACGCGCAACATCTTTGTTCTCTTCAAGACCAGAGTTCCAAAGCTGAGAGTTGTACTCAGACACAGGATCTTTCTGATTAAGAGTGGTCAAAGACTTTTCAATGTACCAACCACCTGGACCTTGGAAACCATGATCAAAGTATTGAACCCAAGCATAGTCTTCAGTTTGATGGGAAGGAAGGAAGCGAATGACTGCATATCCATTACCAGCTTTGTCTACGTCTGGCTTCCAGAAACGATCATCTTCTTTTGAATTAGAACTCTGTTTGGTAAGCTGAGAAGCTAGCTTCTCGAACTGATTCTTACGAGTCTTATTATAGTCTGCGAATGAAAATGCCATATATATCTCCTAGTATTACAGTGTATGTTTGTATATTTCGTGTCCACATCATCATAATATACAATATAATTATATCATATCCTATTAATTATGTAAACCTTTCTCGTAAAGCTTTCTTACATACTTCACGATCAAATCGAAGAAAGGGCAGGTATTTTGTACACTTACGGTATACATCATTCCATATAATCCTCTCTTCAATTTTATCGTTCCAATGCTTGAAGAACTTTAAGATATCGTTTAAGATAACAAGCGTCTCTATAGAGATCTCGTTTCTTAAGAACTGTCTGAGCAATTTGGGATGTTGCCCATCAGTTACCATTAGCTCATCATTAAGGTCATCACCTAGCTTATCCAGTTCATTCTGGAACATATACCCTAAAGACTGTTGGCGCTTAAGCCATCCAGTATAGGTTTGTTCTGCTTCAGTGCCTAAAAGATCTCTAACCCAAGATACATCCTTATCTATGAAGTTGGCTAGAAGGAAGTTTTCAAGATCCTTTCGTTTGGCTAACTTATAGAAAAAGAATCTATCTTTTCTCGATTCAAAAGATGAGAGACGGGCACTCACTTTGCCGCCATACTTAAAATAATCGTACCCGTCTCTCGTAAAATGTTGTTTAAGCGCTAAGTATTTCTGGTATGCTTCAAAAGCATCTGTCATACTGGAAGTTTACCTGTCTTAGGAAGATAGTTGGCGTCTTCAGCTTCTTGCTGAATCTTTGCTTTGATCCTACTTGAACTACGAATCATAGCTGCTATTGTTTCGATTTCGAGTGAGTTCAATTCGCAGTAATGAAGAACAGCATCTAAATAATCTAGCTTAGACTCTTTGACATATGCCTCAATCTCTTTGACAAATTCTTGTGTTGGCTTTACTGATTTGATGTTTATTTTTTTCATAGTTTATAAAACACATGTCTTCCTATAGCTACAGTCTTTTTACGTGGATTCGCCCATTTAGGACTAATGCCCGTTTGATGAAAATTAGTTGCTCCTTTTGTAACATCATGCATCGCTTCATGGTTTAATATGACATGTTTGGCGATCTTACGACATTTGATATATGTGTATACATCATGCACTTTCGGTGTTTTTTGGCATGCCCAAGAAAATTGACAATTATATCGATTTCTTTGATGAACAATCTTACATAAAGTGTTAGGATACTCGTCGCCCTTTAATCGATTAAGCGTAACAAGAGCAACAGCTTTTTTACCTATGTCGTTTTCACTTCTTGCTTCAAAGTAAATATTGTCTGTAAGACACTTTACTTCTCTTTCATTTAAGAGCTTGTTATATGGTTTATGCTCTACTTTTTGTGTAATTACTGGAGGTACGGTAGGATTAGTGTTATAAGAAGTTGATATTGGTGTGCAGATCAATGCACTACACACTAAAAAAAAATCGAACATATGTTCCTCCTTATTTAAGGGAGAGGACTTAAGTCCTATTAAAAGAATCACTTAAACATAATAAACGCCTGCAGGTTTAGACGTAGTTTAAATGGTGCTGGCGGAGAGAATCGAACTCCCGACATGAGGTTTACAATACCCCTGCTCTACCAACTGAGCTACACCAGCAATACAATTTTATTTATAATTTGATCTGGTTACGCAGTTTACGTCGCGGCCAATACAAATAGTAATATGCACGAGTCTCGTTGACACCGCATTCATCAGCAATCAATTTGACGACTTCTTTGGTTTTGAGACTGGCATTGGCCAAGTAGATGCGTTCTGCAATTTCAAAGCCAACTCGAGTGGCTTCTTTACGAGGAGGATTGACAAACTTCTCTTTATTCATGATATATTCCATATGTTAGGTTGTTTTCACATTTACAAGCATATAATACTATATTTACGAAATAATGTACATAGGCCTGGGATCAAATAATTGGAGGGCAATAGTACTTCAAATACATAGACTTGCTTATCTTATATGCCTCTTTCTCCCATGGGGAGAATAGATCACACCATTCGTCATTTGTAACTATATATATCCTCTTTTTCCACTTAATCTTTCCAGAAGAGTAATCAATAAGTTCACCAAGAAGATACTGTTTGACATGAACAAGTTCATGAATATATGTTTGAGTAATACATATGCGCGATAAGTTTGTTTTTAGGTATATGGAAAATGATCTTGGCCTATAAGGATTTCCTCTCCAATAACATAATCCCCATGCTTTTTCTTTTTTTGTAATCTTATTGTCAGTCTTAATATACAACTTTACATTTTTAAGGAGAAGAGGTCGACTTTTCACAAGTTTAGGCAACACAAATAGGGTCATTTCTTTTATGTGTTGTTTCAATTTTGCATCATGACAACATGAGATTCTTATCTGCATTAATTGATCCGATGATATTCTTTAAATACGTGCTTAACCTTTTCTATATACTCACTTGTATTCTTAATAAAGAATTGAGGCTCATTATCTTCTACTGCTATTAGAATAACGATCTTAGGTACTTCTATTCCTTTTAGTTCTTTGATCGCCATTGCATACGTGGTCGTCTGTAGAAAATAATTTTCAATTTCATCTTCTTTTTTAAGACGACTCGAAGTCTTAAAGTCTAAAATAACATTTTTACCACCCATCTTGCAAAATACATCTATTCGGCCAGCAGTTTTTAATTCGTGCGAATAGATAGCAATTTCATTTCCATAGACTTCATCAATATAGTCTACATATCTTTGTATAGATCTAAACATATCAACTGCAAGTGGTGGTTGTTTACCATAGAAGTCTTCTTTATTACAAATATAGTCTTCACATATTTTATGAAGTCGAGTTCCGCGATTTGCTGCTCTCTGAGAAATGCGATTAGCTTCTTCTTCCCCTACCTTTTTACGCCATTCGTATAACCAACTCTTATCTCTACTTCCTAATACAGTAGTGACAGATGGATACTTTTCTCCAGTAGGAGTCATATAGTATCGTTTATTATTCTCAGTAAAAGCTTCAAGTTCATGAAACTCGACTTCATTTAGTGTAAAAGTTTTACTACGTAAGACCAAGGGCATTTTTAGCAATTATATATTCCTTCACTAAGCCAGATCTCACTATATCATCTACTTCAAATTCAACATGTGAGAACCCATTCATTTTATCTAATACGTCCATAAACGTTATTAGTCCATTTTTATCGTTATGATAAATCAAATCTGACTGGCGATAATCTCCGCATAACATCATTCTACAGTTATCGCCTAAGCGAGTAATAACCGAATCAAGTTCATGGAATGTTAGATTATTTACCTCATCAACTATAACTATAGTATCGTGAAATGTATTTCCTCTGATAAAAGAAGTTGTAGTAAAGTCTATGATATGCTTGGCCTTAAGAAGCTCGTAAGCATCACCTCGGTCAAACAAATCTGTGCAGATACCCTGATAAGGTAACTCGAAGACTTTAGTTTTTTCTTTGATAGATCCTGGTAAGAATCCCATATCTCGTGTAGGAACTACATTTCTGACTATAAGAATTTTTTTATAATATGACTGTGTATTATAAATTTCTTTCAGTGCTAGATATAAAGAGATAAAGGACTTACCTGTTCCAGCAAGCCCATGGAGTAAAAGATTTTGACCTGCTTTCCATTGTTGAAAAGCTAGCTTTTGATTTTCAGTTATAGGTTTTATAGCTTTTAGATTAAGATGATGTTTTTGTATCGGAGCATCTTGATCTTTAAAGGTCTGCTGTCTTTTCTTTTTCTTGTTTCTCTTAAAATGTATTAATTGTGCTGTGTCGGTGTGCTCGTTTAATATCTTTGAGTTTGTCTCTAAAAGCATCGTCGGGTTTCCTCAACCCCAGCCTAATTGGGTCTCCGATTCCAACAGGATGGAGTACTTGTTGTAGTTGCGGGTTTTCCACAAGAAACTCATCTTTTTTTGCGTATGAAGAGAAGAACTGGTCAAACACTTCATCCGTTTCACTATTACGAAATATATATGTAGGCATTAATCTTCATCCTCAGTGTACTTAACGAGAGTTTCAATATCCAGCGTTTTAAGAGCGGTATATACTGCCTTCTCTTTTCTCTTAAAACCTTTTTGTAAATATCTATGTTTTGGAACTAATTCATGAAGATCTTTATCTTGAGATTTTTTTTCTCTAAACGACTTGCTCATGCTTCTTCTTTAATTGCCTCAATGTTAAGATCTGGAAATGCCTGTTGTGCGATCTTTTTAGTTAAACCTTTAAATGGTAATTTTCTATCTTTAATAGAAATGATCAATTTTGCATCTAGCGGATGAATTGATTCAAGCAACTGAATGAATAAAAATTCACGTCGTGACTTAGTCAAATTTGGATTGCCGCCTTCTACAAACAGATATATTCTACGAATTTCATTTAGCAAACGACTTTCTGTGTCTAGCACTTCTGTAGGTTTAAACGGAGGTTCACCTTCTGGTAACAACCATTTAACGTTTTGATCATATGCTAAACCAAATAAAGATTTAAACGCATCTCGGCGGCGATGTATTAAGATCGCTTCTATTTTTTCTTTCGTAGTTTTAAGCTCTGAAATTATAGACAATTCTTCATAAAGTGATTTATACATATTCAATCCTAAAAATCGTTAATGGATTCCATCAGCATCTTTAATCGATTCTTAATCATATAGTTCATGATCTTAGATCTATTCTTACCAGTCTGTTGTTCAAACTGAGTCATAATAGCTTCGCAGATGTGTGTTGGTATAAAACGAAGATCAATCAGACATTCATTTCGTTTATAATTACGCAGCAGTTCTTCATTACAAAATTCCTGTGGAGTGGAATATGAAATCCACTCAGAAAGATTCTTTTTAAGAATAGGCTTTTGTCTGATATTATCTACAAAACTATTATCTTGAGATAAGAAGTTTGGAATACCATCGCCAACATCGCCTTTAATAATGTGTTCTTTCATGAATCTTTGAGGATCGTCTACTGAAACATATTTCTTATTTATAGGATCGAATTGTTTCACTATAACTGCACTATTATATGAATGTAATTGAATGAAGTCTTTATCACCAGATAGAATCAAGATGTGTTCTTTTTGAGAAGGATCTCGTTTAGAATATTCTTGTACTAATACGCCAATGACGTCATCAGCTTCTGCACCATCAAGATGGATTACAGGATATGGGAAATTATCTTTGATCTCTTCACGAATGGTATTTAAACAATTAAAGATCAAAGACCAATCGATTTCAGATTTTTCACGATTCTTTTTTCGATTGGCTTTGTAATAAGGAAATACATCTTTACGCCAACTACGCTTACCATCTGCAGCAATGACTAATTGGCCAAAATCAGATTTAAACTTTTTATTTAGAGAGCGAATTGTATTCAACACCATAGATCTGAATAGATCCAATTCAATTGGTGTCTTTCCAATGTGTTTGCCATACATGGCCATAATATTTGCAATCATGACTTGATTTAAGTCAAGGATAATCATTTTATACTCCGAAATTAATCTTCAATAAGTTGTATACAGTCAGCATTTACAGTTTCATCTATGAACGTTTGAATAGGATGATAGATGTTCTCATATCGTAATAGTATCGCCTTTAAAGAAATAAGTATATAGGCAATGTCCTTTGTGTTATCTATATAATAGCCATGATCTGAAGTTATTCTAAAAATCTCTTTTGTAAGTTCTTCTACAAAGCACTCTACCACTTCCGTCTTATTTGCTACAATCGTTTCTTTGAGTTCTTCGACGGTTGCAGGTGGACCAAGTCGTTTTGAATGAGGGAAAACTATTACGTTTTCAGATAATTTTTGAGGTGCGCTTTCTAGCATAGAAGGCCTCTTTTTTTATTTTATTGCTTTTAATAGAATACAATCATCATTAATTCGACCATTTACTTCAATAGGTTTAGTCGTCAAATCAGACATAAGTTTGTTTAAACCTAATTTTCCTCCAGTTAAAACCTTTTGAATAACGTCTTCTGGTTTCCTAAGCTTCTTCTTAATACTAGAAGTTTGGTCATAATCGACGATAGTCGTTCCTTTGACGCTAAGACCTTTATGATCTATAGCATTAAGCATAGTCAAATGATCATATTTCGTATTGTACACCCAAAGTTGTTGAGCTGATATGATTGATTCAGGAGAAATTGATTTAATCTTAAGCTTAGTAAATTCCTTCTGATACTTTAGCTTATTTATCAATTTATTAGCAGTAACTTCTTTCTTTTTACGAGGTTTGCGAGATTTAGATACTTTCGTGTTACCTACAAATCGTTCAATATCGTCCATACACGAAGTCAATTGCTTCATAATAGCTTTCTTTGAAGCATTAGGAAGATAATCATAGGCTTCATTTAGTTGTTCATCCTTACCTTCTAACATTTCGGCATGTTCGGCATGAATCTTAGAAATTAATATTTTGATATGATTGCAAATCTGCGAATTAAGTTGATTACGTTGAAGATACGTGTATAAAGAAAATTCTATCTTTGTCTTGCGTTCATAGTACCATGAACAAATCTCATCATCAACATGATTCATATGAGATTCAGTAAAAGCTTTAATCTTATTCTGAATGGAGACTACTTTAACACTTGAAGTGTCTTCTTTTACTTCTCGCTGGTTATAAGATAAAGCTCTTTCAATGTGCTCTTTAATTACACCTTCTAATTCTCCGGCAAAAGTAGCGCCATTAGATTCAATTCTTGCAAGAATAGCAGCACTATTTTTAGCAATAGTACCTAGCGAATTTAGATTAACTATATTTGAAATATCAGTTTTATTATAGCCATATTTTTTCATGTAATCGATAAGCCATTTATCTTTGCCCTTTTCATCAGACATGTTGTTATACCAATTCAGTATTTTTATCAATCGTGCATCGACTTTATTTGAAATAATACCCTTATAAATTGGCTCCTCGCCCCAAAACTTTTGGGAGATTAACTTATCAGCAAGTTTATTAACACTCATTATAGAAGCTTCTTTTCTCGTAGAATATTAGTAAAGAAATTTTGCCATTCTTCTGTTCTTCGATCCCAGTTATAGAACGTATCTATGTAGTTCTTAGTAGTTTCTAAAGAAACTTGAATATTTTCAGTCATCACATCATTGATAGCTTTATCCAACATAGCATAGAAGATGACCATGTGATCGCGAATATCTTCACGATACTGATACATCCATGTAAATCCAGCAGATGTTTCTGGTAGAGCACCATAATTTGGATGCACGCACAAACATCCTGCGCTCATTGCTTCCATTAGCGCGATGCATGAAGTCTCAACCCAAATAGATGGATAAGCAAAAATATGAGCTTCTTGTAAAGCCGTTCTTACTACATCATTTGATTGAAAGCCATGATAGTTGATTTTTGGATGATTCCTACATGCATCAAATAGAGCTTCGAATGGTTCATCACGTTGCTTCCATCCATAGATCTCAAAACTAGAGAATACGTCTAGTTCGATATTATCGTACTTTTCTGCCAATTTAATAAAGACTGGAATAAGCACATTCAGTCCACGATGTGGTGTAGTATGATAGATTAGCTTAATCTTATCTTTGTTCTTAGGAAGAAACGGAATAGGTTCAATGGCATTTTGAATCACTCGACTTTTATACCATGGCATATTAAAATGTTTGATGTATGCCTGTAGTTGCCAATTTGAAACAAACACACACTTTTCAAATTTATTCCATCCACCTGTACGAAGATGTTCAGACTCAGGATCTTCAGGTAGATCGTGTAACCAATAAATGGGAATAAGTTTAGGATCAATCTCTCGAACACGAGAACATATTACCTGAAACTTATCTAGAAGTTCTGAACTGATACGATCCTGAAGTCCGTACTTCATTCTCTCAGTACCACCCATTGAATTTTTCGAAAGTTCGTCTACTGATACTGGCATATTAACCTCATTCTGAATAAGGAAAAGGGGTCCAATGGACCCCCCCTCCCAGCCTTAGGCTTAGCGCTGAGCGACTAGAGCGCGATGACCTGCGGCAACCATCGCGCGACTTGGCTTACCTAGATTGAAATAGGAAGCCTTCGTCTTACGAGGATTGAAATAAATCGCATAACCTTCATTGCGAAGGTTATCAATCGCAGCCGTAGGATTCTTTAGACCAAACCGCGAAGCGATCTGCTTACTAGTTAGACGAGCACCATTTGCAAAAGCATTAAGTAGTTTTTCAGACTTAGTCATTATATTCTCCAATGTAACAAAATTTCTAGTGTTAGTCACTAGCACCCATGATATAGTAACATATAGTATTATATATGTACATCACATTCTTCTATTGCGTGTACCAATAGTGGTCACATCAATCTCATCACTAATGTATTGATATGCACCTTTATTATACATCAGTGCAATTCTCTTACTCTTAGCTAGAATCTGTTCTTGTATATGTTTTGGTTCTTTATCAAGAGACATACGATCCATAATGGAATTACGCGAACATACTGCTGGACCCACACTTTCTAGCGATTTAATATGGGCAGTACTACGCATATGTACCGTCTTTGGCTTGTATTCTCGAAAAGGACGTGAGAACCTCTCAGCATTTAGAGAGGTTACTTCAGGTAACTTATTCTGCTTTCTCCATTCATTGTATTCGCCGAGAACCTTTTGTTCTGCTTTTGTCAATTTCGTTTTCTTCTTTTTAGAAGAAGAATTCGTAAATATAATCATGTCATAATCTCAAATAGTTTTGTGTATCTTTAGGACTATTACTTATAAAGGTATTATATACTGTTTTTTTATTAATTGACACATAATGTTCAGTCAAGTCTTTTATGGATTCTTTCATGCCCTTATTGGTGCCATATGTAGAATGGAAGACTGAAGTCACATCTGTCTTAAGTCTAAAGAACTGATAGATTTGTGCTTTATCATTACATGTCTCACTAATGTCAATAGACGTATCATTACCGAAGCACACGCTCAAATTTGGGAAAGCTTTTTTAATGCTTTCAACAAAAGTCTTTTTTTCTTTTGAGATCTTATCCCACTGTTGATAACGCTTAATCTCATCTTCTGATGCTGTCTTTCCAACAAAAGAAAAATTTATGAGACCAGTGCGATGTTCAATATTTGGCCCGGATCTTGTCTTAAAGTCTGACATTTTTAGAAGAGATTCTAGATATGCAATCAATTCATATGATGGACGCCAAGCGCTTATCACATGTTCTTTATTTTCTCTCCATATAGAGTTTCCTCCGCTTGTGAACACAGCTTGACAATTATCAATAATCCTACGTCCAAGTCTAGGCATAATGTTTTGATAAGTATTATTGGTGCAAATATATACGTCTTTCTTAAGCATCCAATATTCAAACATTCTCATAAAATGAGATTCAATTGGTTGATTTGGTAAAGCTAATACGCCATCTACATCAAATATATAAGTTTTCATTTTAAGTCATCATGATAATTGATAGCTACATATTGGCCATCGAGATTATAACCGCATGCTTTAAGAAAATGTGTAAAGGCTTCACATACATATTCTAAATCTGAATATGATGGAATAGAATACTCAATATCATCTTCTGGTATAGAAGTAGTAATGATCGGATCTTTAATTATAAATTTTTTCATATTTAATCCCATAAGTTTCGATAATATTTACCAAATAACTCAAATCCTTCTTGCATACGATCTCGAAACAGAAAATAGCCTTCAGAGTCAAATTTATGAGTATGATTAGGACCACGGTTCATAATCGAATGTTCAGTTCCTTCAACATTCTCAAAATAAATGTCATGTTCACCAGAATGAAATTGATCTTCCCAATCAGTATATATCTGTTCAAATGACCAAATCATTTTATCTAGAATTTTATTCCAATGCTCATGTCCTTTTTCCCAAGCGAGGTCATCACCTTCTTCATAGAAATCAAAAGAGCATTGAATTGAATTTGAAGTTTGCTGAAATTCAATAAGATCTCCGGGAGACCCATGCATCGTTGCTTTTAACTGTTTAAGCATAGGAAGAATGATATACGCAAGAGTAGAATCCATGTTCCATGTATCATATTTATCGATACGAACATCAATCTTACGCTCATCAGAATTTTTCTTAAATGGACCTATATAAACTTTCATTTTATATTCTCTAACTTGGTGGGATCGTTGGGACTCGAACCCAAAATTTACGGATTAAAAGTCCGTTGTGATACCATTTCACCACGATCCCTAAAATTGGTCGGAGTAGCCAAATTCGAACTTATTCAACCTGAGGCGACAGATTTACAGTCTGCTGTGACTCTCCAACTTCACCGCTTGCCCGTATATTAAATGGTGCTCCCGGCTGGATTTGAACCAACGACCAATCGGATATAAGCCGACTGCTCTCACCACTGAGCTACGGGAGCATTTATTTTGGTAGATCTAGATGGATTTGAACCATCGACCTCTCCCATATCAGGGGAGTGGCTCTACCTCTGAGCTATGAACCTATTATTCATTTGGTACTTCGAGCCGGACTCGAACCGACACGGATTTCTCCGAGGGGTTTTAAGCCCCGTGTGTCTACCTATTCCACCACCGAGGCCTTGTTTGGCCTACGCGGAGGGATTCGAACCCCCAACCATTCGGGTAGAAACCGAATGCTCTATCCATTGAGCTACGCGCAGATTGTTTATGTATATTACAGTAAAATGATAATTAAGTACATAGGTTATTTTCCTATGTTTCTTCGAGTAAACTTCATCATGATATTGTCATTATAGTATGCAGGTTCATCGTTTTGCATTACTGCGCATAATACATCTTGCTCAAACTGTAGCTTAGCTTCCCAATAGTTGCACTCACCACGCGTCTTACATAATCGTATGATTGTTCTTTTAAAGTTTTCTTTTCCGAGCTTTTCTATTTCTTCTAGGAGTTTTGTAGATGATCCCCAATAGTCTTGCCATCCAGAGTCTTTTCGGATCTTTTTTCGTTTTCCTTTGACTTGTTTGGTAGATGCTTTGGTGAAGTATTTACGGCCAATATAGGATTTACCCGATATTGTGTTTTGAATGAGATAAACGAAGCCGTAATACTCGTTGGAAATTTCATGTTCTAGATCTTTTTCTTGATATAACCACATATTAGCACCATAATATTCACTCTGATGCTAATATTTATTGTTCATTAAATATTACATATTATGCCCAAACATCTTCCCAAGAACCAGATAATGCGCCTTTAGCATAATCTGTAGCTCGATTCTCAAAGAAGTTTGTATGAATAGGCGCATTGACCATTTCTTCAACCCAAGATAGTGGATTCTTCTTTACTTTGAAAATCCCTTTAAGGCCAAGAGAGATAAGTCTACGATCAGCAATATACCGAATATAACGCTTAACATCATCTCCATTTAATCCCTCCATTGGTCCAATTGAAAATGCTAGATCAATAAACTTGTCTTCAAGTTCTACCATCTTTTCTGCAATCTTATAGATTTCAGATTTGAGTTCATCGTTCCAAATGTCTCTGTTTTCTTCAATAAAAGTTCTAAACAGCTTAATCATAGATTCAGCGTGCATAGTTTCATCGACGATAGACCAAGTAATGATTTGGCCCATACCCTTCATTTTACCATGCCGAGGAAAATTAAGCAACATGATAAATGACGAGAACAGCTGCATACCCTCAGTAAATGCTGAGAATGCTGCAATCTGTTGAGCGATAGTTTGTGCATCTTGTCCAGCAATCTGAGCAAAGAAATCGTGCTTAGCTTTCATCTCTTCATATTGCATGAACTCATTATATGTCGATTCAGGCATTCCAAGAGTTTCAATCAAATGAGAATATGCTGCTACATGAAGAGCCTCGCGAGCAGCAAATCCACAAAGCATCATTCTTACTTCAGGTTGTGGAAAATATGGTAGATAGTTATTGACATATCCACCAGCAACGTCAATGTCACCCTGAGTAAAGAATCTAAAGATGTTTGTAAGAAAAGTCTTTTCTTCAGATGTTAACCGCTTCTTCCAATCTTTCACATCTTCAAGCATTGGCACTTCAGTATGAATCCAATGAGATTGCTCATGCTTTAACCATGCATCATATGCCCAAGGATATGAAAATGGTTTAAAGTATTGTCGTTCATCCGTCAACTTCAATTTCTTATTCATACTTATTCGCACCAGCTCTTTTTCTTATCTCCAAAATAAGGTCTTGCATAATCCTTTTCAATTAACATTGCGCTATAGCTTTTTCCGTCAACAAGCATATCACCGAGTACACGACCACCAAATTTATCCCATTCTTTGAGAGTGATCTGGAGTTTAGCACCACTTGCAACTACTTCTTTAGCAAACTTAGTGACTTCTTCGCCTTTCTTAGCTTCAGATTCACACTGTGCTCTAAAACCCTTTTCTGGAGTGTCTACGCCTAGCACACGAAGTTTTAGTTTAGTACCTAGTTCACTTGGAAGCCCAGGAATTTCAAACTCTATAGTATCACCATCTACTGCACGAATTACTTTATAATCATATGGACCTTCTGCTTTACATACAGCGGTTACACCAAACGATCCAACCATAACTAAAAATGCTATTACTGACGATTTCATCATGTTCTCCTAATGTTGATTAATTCATTCTTAAATTGTTGTGAGAGGTAGATTTATTCACATGCAAGACAGCCTTCGCCTTCGATTATTTGCTTAAGATCAATTTCTTCAATAATCTGTCGTTGAATTTTCTTAGAAACTTTATCTGCTTTTCCAATCTTCTCTGAACGACAATAATAAAGAGTCTTTAGACCTTGCTTCCATGCAAGAAAGTGTACTGCATGTAAGTATTTGATATTGACATCGGGTCTAAAGAAAAGATTAAGTGACTGAGCTTGATCTATATATTCCTGTCGATCTGCTGCGTGTTCAATGACCCAACGTTGGTCAATTTCCATAGATGTCTTAAACACATCTTTTTCCCAATCAGTAAGTATCGCTAGATGCTGAACTGAACCATCATTCGCTATAATAGATGACCATAGATCAGGCAATTCATCTTCAAATAAAACTTTTTGTCTTAAGAGAGCATCAAGAAACTTATTCTTTACAAAACTAGAACCAGATAAAGTATCTTGACGATATGCATTTGCTCTATATGGTTCTACTGAAGGAGAAGTGTTTCCCATAATAATAGAACTAGAAGCATTAGGAGCAATCGCCATCAAATGACTAAACCGCAGTCCAGTACCAAATGCATCAAGAGGAGATCCACGAAATAGACCAAGTTGTTCATTAGCAATATTAAGTTTATGACGAATATACTTAAAGATCTTCTTGTTTAATCCTACAGCCATTGCTGATTCCCAAGGAATCATTTTGTTTTGTAGATAAGCATGAAATCCGAGAGCACCGACACCAATTGATCGTTCTCTAGAAGCCGAATATTTTGCGCGGCTGATAGAGTCTGGTGCATTATCAATAAAATACTGTAGTACGTTATCAAGCATTTCAGCAATGTCTTTAAGAAATAACTCATTATCTTTCCAGTCATCATAATATTCCAAATTTACTGAAGACAAACAACATACTGCTGTACGATTCTTATCAGTTGCAAGAACAATTTCTGAACATAGATTAGACTGCTTGATAGAGAGACCAAGAGCTTTCTGCCAAGGTGGTAGATGCTTGTTACTCGTATCAATAAAGTGAAGATATGGTTCACCTGTAAGCATACGAGTTTCAAGAATTTTTTGCCAAAGTTCTTTAGCCGAAACTGTCTCGCGAAGTTCTTTACTATGCGGATCTACAAGATTCCATGAATCATCTGCTTCAGGGTCTAACATACACTTTTCGATGATTTGCATAAAATCATCAGTGATATTAATGCCGTGATGTAGATTGAGAGTACGCAAGTTTGGATCACCAGTAGGCTTTCGCATTTCCAGAAAATTAATAATATCTGGATGATTAACATCAAGGTAGGCAGCGTAACTCCCACGACGAGTCCTACCTTGTCGATAAGCGAGAGATGATGCGTCATACATTTTAAGGTGCGGCATGACTCCAGTGGACTTATCGTCCGCCGAGCGAATGCCAAACCCAATTCCGACGCCACCTCCAAGCATCGAGAGCCAATTTGTTTCAGATAGATTATCAACTAGTCCCTCCGCAGTATCTTCAATAAAATTTAAGAAACATGAAATAGGAAGTCCACGCGTCGGCCGACTAAAAGAAAGAATAGGAGTAGAATAACTGAGCCAATGCAGGCTAGCATAGTCATAAAGCCGTTGAGCATGAGCAGGATTAGACGCAAAAGCTTTTGAAACATGAGCAAATCTTTCTTGTGGTGATGATTCATTATCAAGCATATACGATTCTTTTAATCGCTTAACACCTAAGTCATCAAACAATTTATCACGAGAATAATCGATATCAATTTCCATATATTTTGTTTTTGTTATCATAGTTCTTCTCGTTATATGTTAAAGGTTAAGCCATTCACTTATAGGTGTCTTATTATATACAAATTCTAAAATAATTGGTATTATTTTAGATAGTTCTTGAGCACATTGTTCTGCGATGATACGATGTTCTTTTTGTGTGCTTGGATCTGTACGTACTTCGATATAATGAATCCAAGAACGAATAGTTCCGTTTACATACATGCGAGATGTGGTTAGTCCTTCTGGAAGAACTGCTCGAGCTTGTTCTTTTGCGATACCATGCATTATAGCAAACTCATAAGCATCTTTTGCTGCTCGAATGACCGCGTGTTGTTTCTCAAGCCAAATATCATTTAGTTCACGATCAGCAGTTTCAATACTATTCTGGCGATTCCGAGTGTCTTGAAGTCTTGCTTCTCGATACTCGAACCCAAGATCGTGAGTAGGATCTGCATATCGTTGACTAAATTCCTGAAAAGAAAAAGATCGATGTCTCAGGATCTGTCGGGCAATATCGCGAGTCGTATTGATCTCAATACATGCATTTGCCATCTCGAATGGAGACCAATGCTTATGTTTTACAAGATATTTAATCAACCTATCAGAAGTAGAACTATTCTGCTGATTGCTTGGGTTTGATACACGAGCACAGAAAGCAATCATGTCTTGTAAATCATCATCAGCATTGACGACACCATTATCAATCATAAATTCTATATCGCCACGAGTATAGCTCATGAGTTTAACGGGACGATTCACATATTTAGAAATTTCATCAATCATCAACATTTTCTCCACATTTGTAATTGTAACTTCGCTTCAATATCGAAATACGAATTCTTGTCTATGATGATTTTAAGTTCTTCTGCATCATGACCATTCAAAATCATCTCATTCACATCTTTGCCAGTCACTCGGTCTGGCCAAAAACACACATTATAACCAAAAGCGATATACTTATCAATCTTCTTTACGGTCTGTGGAGATCTTGGTTCATTATCAAAAATGACAGTACATTTTTTCTTATTCAGGTCTAACGATCCGCTCAGATCTGAACCACACATAGCTATAGAATTTTCTATAAACATGGAGTCTATAGGACCTTCAAACACATAAATGTGCTTACTAAAATTGACAGTGTCTAGACCAAAAACTTTTGGTTTGTCTTCATCTAAAAGTACAGTGATATATCTATTGCCAGTCTTGCTAAAACTTCTTCCTTGACATCCATAAAAATTCTTTTCGCGATCTAAGAACGGAAGGATAAGTCTAGGTTCATCTTTTTCGACGTTAGCGAATTTATTTAGTATAAAGGTATTTACCCAACTCCTAAATTTAGGACAGAAAAATATCTTATACTGAACGTTGCTCGGGATCTTTCGACTCATTACATACTTTTTAACAGGATGATCCCAAGCAAGTGAAGATATTTTAGTTAGACTTTTAAGAGGCGAATCGAGCTTATACTTTGGTACTTCGATCTTGGTAATATCAGGTTTAGACAATGGCAAAGGATTATCAAGATTATTCTCGATAAACATATCTTTCATGTACTCCTGATGGAGGACCACATCAAGAGATTTAAGGAAATTAGAGAACGTCATCGAGGCAGAACAGTTATGACAATAGAAGCGGTACTTACCTTTCTTATTGAATATCCATCCTCGAGCTTTAATCTTACTTCTTTGAGAATCACCACACACCGGGCAACGAAAGTTAAACAGTTCACGATCTTTTTGTTTGAACTGTTCTAACCTAACAGAGACAAGATTAATATATTTTTGATCTATCCAGAGAGACATTGTATACTACTTTGATCAACCAACATAGTTGATTATACCATTAAAATAGTATTATGTAAATACCTTTGTAATATAGGAGACAATAAAACCTGCAACGGCAGCTCCACCGATAATGGTATACTTCCATTTTTCAAGATTAGCAATACGCACGGATAATTGATCTAACTGTGTTTTAGTTTCTAAGTGTTCTTTATGATTTTGAATCTTTAATTCTTTGATCATGTCATAGATCTCTGAATTAACTTCGCTCTGTTGAGTGAGTTTATGATCATGAATTGCAAGCAATTCTTTGATAGACGTAGAGACATCACATAGCTTTTCAATAGTTGAATCTAATTTACCTAAAAACGCAGTAACCTGAGACACGTCTTTTTCAAGAAGTGCTATTTGAATCTTGCAGTCTTCGTCAGTTTTATTCATCAGATCCTGCGCCTTCTTTAGGTTTTTCGTAGTACTGTCTATACGCAGCTATGACTGACTTTTGTTCACGAATAAATCTTAAAATGTTTGCATTATTTAGTGCTAAATTCTTGTAACTTGATTCATCGAGCGCAACTAAAAACACAAGACCATTTGTATCCTTAACAGATTCAATCACGTCATTATAATTTTTATCGGTAATAACAACCCATTGCATAGGTTGCATCTTTACATGTTGTGGCAAAGGCACGTCGAGTTTAGGTTTCTCAACGGGGGTTGTGCGAACTACTAATTCTTTCTTAGGTGTCGCGCAACCGCTAAGGGCGAGCGAGCAGATCAGAACACTGATTATTCTTTTCATTTGGTAATATTGCATCCCCTGTGGCGATCTCGAAACATCGCATCACATCGTTAGTTGCTCTGTTAATTTTCTTTTCAAGCAATCCTGCCTTTTCACTTGCTATTAATTTTAAATCGTATGAAGCAATCTTAGTTTGCAACTTCTCTACATCTTTTCTAGCAGATTCAACTTCTTTCATCGCGTTTTTGCGGATGACCGCCTGATCTCGGATAGATTGTTCCATAGCCTCGA